TTGTAGTCGGGGTAGCGGGATTCGAACCCACGACCCCCTGCTCCCAAAGCAGGTGCGCTAACCGGACTGCGCTACACCCCGCTACTTTTTTGAAGGGTTGTTCTTTTCAAAAGCGGTGCAAAGATAGGGAGTATTTTTTAATTAACAATAGCTAAACGAATGTTTTTTACCTATTATTTCTCAATACCTTGAATCTCATCACTTTGCGGTCTCACTTTTTTTATTGGCAGAGATCAGAAGCATCATGGGGCGTCGCAATTCATCTTTCATTCCCGGAATGATATCCAGTAAGCTTTCGTCCGGTTGTGGCTCTATAAGTTCGCATATCTCAAATCCGGTTTGAAGGAGACCGTTTATATACGTAGTCAGCGTCTTGTGGTATTTGATAACCTCTTCGCCCAGGAAGACTGCTGTGCGTCTGCCTTCCGTAAAATAACGATCTACCGGCCAATGAATAGGCTTCCCGTCCTGGTCGTAATGCCAATCCTGATTGCCATAGGCCGTAAATATCGGGTGTTCTACGGAGAAGACGAAAGTGCCTCCCGGAGTCAGGCTGTTATTGATTTTTCGGCATATATCCGTAAAGGATTCGAGATAATGGAAGGTTAGCGAGCTGATGACAATATCATAAGAATCTGGCTGGAAATCAAAATCTTCGATAGCCATACATTGGTATTCAATGAGTGGAGAAGGGTTTCTTTTCCGAGCTTCTTCGAGCATTTTCTCCGAAATATCAATTCCGGTAGCGTGTGTTGCTCCGTGCTCTATTGCATAGGCGCAATGCCAGCCGAATCCACAGCCTAAGTCCAAAACTCTTTTCCCAGCAAAATCAGGGAGCATTTTCTGCAATACATGCCATTCTCCGGCTCCTTTCAAGCCCTCTACCGAACGGGACATTTGAGAATATTGACTGAAGAAATGGCTATTATTATATTTGTTTTCTTTCAT